GAGCTACACCATTAGCTTCCATTGTGATGAGAGCGTCTTGCCCGGCAATGCCGGCAATATCCAGGAAGGCGGAGTCGTTAGACGACGTAATCTTTAGTGCGGGCTGGCTAACAACAGACTGGTTAAACGTCAGACCTATACCCGCCGTCGGCGCGGCCAGTACCCAGTTACCCGTAGAGTTGACGCTTGCACGCAGCAGCGTATTCGATGCGAACGCCAAAGTGTTTGCGGCAGATAGGTAGACGCCGTTTGCCGGCACGGTAGCAGCTGTGGGGATAAACGCCCCCGCGCTCAGATTAGTTGTGCTGCTGTCGTACTTGGACGCAATTGCGGTTGTGATGGCTGCGAGTTCTGCGTCCATCTCTACGCCCTTAATAACCTTCAGCGGGTTGCCCGTAATAAGGGCATCCTTGGGGGCAAAGAAAACCGCTTGAGCGTAGTTAGACATTATGCGAGCCTGCCAATCTTAGAGAAGGATTCAATCTGTTGTAGGGCAAAGGCCCCGTTGATGTCGGCCTCAATGCCCAGGCGGATGTACTGCCACTTGGCCCGCACGGGGGTATGGGTGATGGCGATAGCCACGCCGTCCGACCACTCCCCAAGGCCCCACTCAGCGCTGCCCCAGCCGGCAGCGGTGCTGGCAGGAATGTCCACGGTGGCGCTGTACCCCGTAGACGAGAAGTCCACACTCCACTTGAAGATGACCGTTAGCGCCCCTTCGGAGTAGATGATTGACCCGAGACGCTTCAGCATCTTCAGGCGGTTCGCCAGGTCTTCCCCAAGGTCTAGCCACGGAGATTGATAGACAAAGCGGAACACAGTCCCCTCGTCCGTCGTGCCGCTGTACTGCCCCACCTTGCCACCAGTACGTGCGATGTACAGGGTGTTGTTGAGGGTTGTCAGCAGCGCCGTAGGAGCCATACTCCAGCGAGTGGTTATACTCACTTCGCGGTTATCGTCGTTGCGATACCGGCGGCGCTGGTCGAAGACCCAGACCTGGCCGGTAGCCGGGAAGCTCAGAAGGTAGAAGCCGTACAGTGGGTTGTAGCTGCTGCGGATGTTAAGGATAGTCTCGCTGGCCAGCTTGGTCAGCAGCTCTGTCCGCACCATGTCGCTAAGCGACGCGATAGGAGTAGACTTCTCTTGTATGACCCGCTGTATGCTCTGTACGCCGTTGGGCGACAGGAACAGCAAGTCGGTCTCGCCGACAGGCTGCACGGTGTACTGGCTCAGGCAGCCTGTGCCCGTGATAACATCCACGACGTAGATAACGGTGGGGTCCAGGCCCAGGGCAGAGCCCTTGCCGTCCACAAAGAACACAATGTGCCGCTTGCCAAAGACTACAAGCGCTCCGTTGAACGCCGCCAGCGCGGTGATGGTATCCTGTCCGTCGGTCCAGATGTTGTTCATGTCAATGGTGCCGGCACCGCCGGTGCTCCACTGAGTCTCATTCAACAGTCCGCTGTACTGGATAACCTTGCCGGTGCTATCGGTCTGCCACACGCGGCCGTAGGCCGCCATAGCCACTTCGCCGGTAGGCGCGGTGCCAGATGTCTCCACTACGGTAGCAAAGTTGCCAGCCGTTCGAACGATCAGCTTCTGCCCGGCTTGGAAGCCCAGAACCTTATCGTTAAAACTCTGGAAGCGCCAGCGCCCATTGGCATCGGTCACTGCCCCTGATATGTCCGACCCAGATGGGTTGGTTAGGCTGGTGCTAATGCCGCCGTCCCAGGCTACGATAATCTCCGTACTCTCGTCCGCTTTGCGCCGCTCAAAGAGCGTGCGCACTATCGGACTGGCTGCAATGGGTGTAGTCGTTACGTTGGTAACGCCAGCGCGGGCGCTCAGACGGCCGTTAGCATCCAGGATGGCATCGGTTGCCTCCGTCGCATACTGCGGGGAGAGGATACCGCCCGCTTGCATTGTATTCAGCCCACGGAAGCCCGGAGCTACAAGATCGACTGGCTGTAGCTGGTGCGTCGGCGGTATGCGGGCCAGCGAGCCCATTAGACCGGGATCATCTCGTAGGCGTCGCCCTGCTCCGCGTTGTCGCGGGCAATGGCGTCGTCAAGCGACTGACGGAAGCGCTCTTCAGAGAACACACCGCTCTGCCCCTGCTCTTCGCCGCGTTCTATAAAGGCGTACCACAGCGCCCCCTCCAGCATCGGACGGGTAGGAATCTTGATTGCTACGTCAAGATCGCCAGGCTCAAGCCAGGTCTGCGGCGTCGTCATCACAACGATGTAGTTGCGATCTGTCGTAGCCTTCGGGAACACACACAGCTTGACCACGTCGCTAGATGAGTTGTCGATGGACACGTAGCTGGGCTGCGCGGCTACCGTCGTAATTGGGTCGATGTTCTGATCGTACACCCAGCGGGACAGGTCTACTTCCGGCAGGTTGTATGGCTGAACGGGATTCGTAACGTCAAAAACGAGCGGCACCAGGCCCAGCTCCGTAGGGAGCCGGACGAGGCGACTGCGCTCGTTTGCATTGGTGATTACTCCGCTGTATTGTCCAGCGGTAACCGTACATGTATGGGACTGGCGCAGGGCGCGCCACTGGTGCGCATCCTCTACCTCTTCCTTGATCTGGTTGATGAAGGTTAGAAGCAGCTTGTGGTACGTAGTCGACAGAGTAGAAATAGACGAGCCCACTTCCGACTCGCCCAGGGGGCGAAGAATGCGATCCATCAACGTGCGCAGCAGTACAGCCATTTATCCCTCTAGCGTCGGCACTTGGGCCGGCTCCACCGCCGGCGGCTCAATCTCCCTTTGCAGCTTTACGGCTAGCACGACAAGGGCCTGTGCCTCGTCCAGCCCGTTAACCGTAGCCCGGCGAACCAGCTGCAGCAGATTCAGATAATCGTTCTTCTCTAGACTCATGGTATGCGTTCCTCTCTCGTTGAACTAGGCGACAACCCACGCTGCGCCTGTGTAAAAAACTAGGCACTTGACCGCACCGCCCCCCGCTACCGCGGCGAGCGCTACTGGAGCAAGGGCATCCGTAACGTGGGCTATCATGCCCTGCGTGCCTGCGGGAAGTCCCGCAACGGTGTAGCCCTTCGTGATGATCGGATTCGAGACAGAGATATCGCCGTTGTTGGCAATACTTAGTCTGGCAGACGAATTCGTATACAGGTTGACTGTGGCAGCAGCGTTGTTAATATTGTTGCCGATATACAGAGCCTGCGCAGCTGACGAGTTAACTTCCCGTACGTTGGCACCAATGAAGTTACCGATGCTGAATGTAAGGTCTGCCGCGTATAGACTTGTCTGCGCGTTAGTCGTGTCGCCGAGAGTTAGAGTTGTCCCTGCAGTCGGCTTACTGATCGTGACATTGCCCGCAGCCGCGATACGCAGGGACGTGGATGCACCGGCATTAGGGGTGAACCGAATGTCCCCACCTTCGGTGCGGATAAACATATCCCCCGCCACGGCGTCTGCTATGCCCTGGCCCGCCACACCGGCGAACCCAACAAACCCCTTCAGTACCGCGTTAATCTCGTAGCGCTCTGCGGATATGCCGCTGGTCAGGCCATTAAGTACCAGAGCAGCCAACGTCGTAGACGGGGCTATCAGCGTGTTTACCCAGGTTCCATCCCCGCGCAGGAACGTAGAGGATGTTGCGGAACCTGTACCAAGCAGGGCGGTACTAAACACGCCGCCAGTAATATCTGACGCAAGATGCGTGTGCTTGAGTAGAGGAAACCTACGTTCTATCGACATGTCACCTTCCCCATGTATACAAATTCGTCTTTTATAGACATGAGGAAGGGGCCTCTTGCGAGGCCCCAACTTGGTCCACTAGCCGGGATTAGCCGTCTGTGAACACGCTCGGCACAACGATAGGCAGAATGCTCGTTGAGCGAAGACCCTTGACACCGTAGATCATGTCCGCGGTGAAGAGGTCGCCCAGGTATTCCTGCTTGTACTGTTGCTGAGTGCGAACACCCATCTGCTCGACAAGGAGCAGCGCATCGCGCTGGAAGAACAGCGCCAGGTCCTGGTCGATGGCCGAACCACCGTCCTCAACCTTCTGCAGCTGGTTCGTGATGTAGACTTCTACACCGTAGATGTCGCCCACAAGGCCGTTGCGGATCGTGTTACCACGTCCCACTTCGCCCGTGAACGCCTGCTCGCTGAAACGAGCAAGACCCAGCAAGTCGGCCTTGATGACCGGCGGAATCACGAGGTAGCGGCCGCTAAGCGGCGCATCCACGTCATCCAGCTTCTTGATGAGTCGGCGGATACCTAGATCGCTCAGGTCCGTCGCGTTGCCGGCGTTGGCGTTAGCCGCCGCCGACCAAGCTGTGGCACCGTCACCGATGAAGGCGTTGGTGAAGGTAGACGTTGTGTCGATGTTGCCAGTTGAGGCGTCTTCAACAATCGTGTTACCCGAACCAGACGGACCTGTACCGAAAGCCGCAGCTTCCAGAATCAGGTCGCGGTCGATGCGCTTCGCAATCGCGTAGCCGGCATCGTCCGTGTAGAAGCGTCGCAGGCTGCCGAGAGCCTGAACGTCTACGATGTCTTCAATCAAGCGCGAGTATTCCTTGTGCTTGTTGATGGTCACGGTCAGACCGGCATCCGTACCGTGCGCAATCAGTGTGACCTGAGTGTTGGCGGTCTTGTTGCTGGTACCGGCACGAGTAGGTGTCGGAATTTTGATCGTGTCGCCTTTCTTGCCGCGATGGTTCAGCTTGCGAACAAGGTTCGCCATCGTCAGATTGGCCTTGTAAGACGCGATGACCTCATCACTCCACAGCTGCGGAATGAAATTCGGAACATCGGTCTTAATAACTTGGTTTGTACCTAGACCCATGGGGGGATTATCCTAAATAGATGGAAGGGGAAAGGAAGTTTACGAGATGCGTTACTTGACGCGGTCTTCTGCATAGGCGCGGAGAATCTCATCCTGGAACTGGGGGTCGTTGTACACGTCCGGGCGCTCAACCTTCAGGCGGATCAAATCCGACCGACGATAGACTTTGCCCTTACTACCAGCCGGGGTGTGGCCTCCGCCGCCCTGCTGTGAACCAGACTCAAGCGCTGCTCGCGCAGCCTGGCGGGTGGCGTCTGCTGACCCCTCCGCCGCAGCGCCCGTAGGAGCTGCCTTGTTCTGGTTCTTGTACTCCGTCAACAGCTCATCGGCTGCGACGTAATCCCCATTGTAGGCCGAGGCTGCCGCACGGGTGCGGTAGGTGCTCGCCTGAATCCACGAAGTGAATCCTGCATCATTCGCAGTCTTCTGCCAGTCCGGATGGTTCCTTGCGAAACGCTCCGCTGCCAGATTCTGCTCTACAGAAGCTACACGCTGGTCGGTAGCCGCAACCTGGCGTTGCACAACTTGCTGTACAACTCGCTCCAGGGTCTCAGCAGGTCGGTCCAGCAGTTCCTGCGACGTAACCTTGAGAGGGGCTACGGGGTCGGTGTTCCGCTGGAGGTCTTCGGTACGCTTCAGGTCCAGAAGCTTGTCCGTCATCTTGCGCTGTGTGCCAAGATCGTTGGCCATGCGGCCCAGGGTTGACTCAAGGTTTGTGTAACTCTCTGCCATCTTGTCCCAACGAACTTCGGCCTTATCTGCATCCCAGAACTTGTCCGGAACATTCTCAGGCTTCTTCGGTCCGAGGGTCTCCGCGTTGCTTCCGCCGGTAGGCGTATCCGCAGTGACGTTTCTAGTTACAGCCTCGCGCAAATCCTTTTCAACGGTGC